GGCACTAACGGAACAACCGGCGCAACTGGACCGGCAGGAGTTACCAACGTTCAATATTTTGGATCTAATTTATTAACTGGATCTACTGCTACCACATTTAACTTTACTACAGGAACCTCGGCCACTGTAGCAGGTAGTGTAGTAACAATTTCTGCAACTGGTTCTACAGGATTAAATTCTAGAAATACATCGGCCCGGACAGTATTAGATTTGGTTAACAATGCTACTACTAATACTTCATTTATAGGATATAAATCATATGCCTTGTTAAAAGTTGCAACCAGTGTGGCAGCATGGGTGAGATTGTATACTACCAGTGCGGCAAGATCTTCCGATTCTTCAAGAAGTCAAGGAACCGATCCTTCGGCAGGTGCTGGCGTAGTGGCCGAAGTAATTACTTCAGGGGCACAGACACAATTGATTACACCGGCAGTAGTCGGCTTTAATGATGACGGAACACCAAGTACTACAATATATGCCGCTATAACAAATTTAAGCGGATCTCCGTCGGACGTAACAGTTACATTAACTTTGCTACAGTTAGAAGCATAATTTAAGGTAGAATACCAGATGGCACAACTAAAAGAATATATTGTCACTGCTAAGACATTTGACGACCTAGAAAGTTTATATACTGATATAGAAACAACAGGACCAGGTCAACATGGTTGTATGCCTTCTAGAGCAGTTGAGTGTTACTTAAGAAGACCTGTAAGTCGTAATACACACTATTGGCTTTCTGATGAAGAAGCAATGGCACTTGCCGCTGATCCTAGAGTATTAGCCGTTGAGCTCACTCCAGAAGCACTAGGCCTTGTAGCAAGCTCAGGTTGGACACAAACTTCTAGTCAATGGAGTAAATCTGCTAGTTTATCTCAAGGTGACTTAAACTGGGGACTATATAGGATTTATAACGGCGCTCAAGTTTCAAATTGGGGATATGACGGAACTCAGAATGTTTCGGGCACTGTTTCAATTCCTCTCAGCGGTGAAAATGTTGACGTTGTTATAGTTGACGGAAAATTAGATCCCGACCATCCTGAGTTTGCAATAAACTCAGACGGAACAGGTGGATCAAGGGTTGTACAATATAATTGGTATGAGTTAAATCCAACTGTAACTGGAGGAAGTACTGACACTTATTCATATACACCGTACATAAGCAGTTCAAATACCAGCAATGATGGTAGACATGCCGCTCACGTTGCAGGCATCACGGCAGGAAATACGCAAGGATGGGCTAGAAAATCTAACATATATAACATATCTCCTGCATATGTAAGCGGTGGTGTTAGCTATTCTTTTTTATATGATTACATAAAAATATGGCATCAAAATAAATCAGTGAATGTATCGACTGGTATTAAAAATCCTACAATATGTAATAATAGCTGGCAAGTGGCTACTAAGATGTTATATACAGACATTTCTAGTGTAACTTATAGAGGAACAACAACTACTAAATCTTTTACCAAATCAGAATTAAATGCATATGGAATATACATAGATTCATCCAACTATGCAGTAATTCCGTCAAGAACTACTGCTCTAGATGCCGATATTGCAGATTTAATTTCAGCAGGTGTTATATTTGTAGCCTGCGCCGGAAACTATTATACAAAAATGGATGTGCTTGGTGGAACTGATTACAATAATACATTAACTTATTCGGGAGGAACTATATATACTAACAGAGGATCTTCGCCGGGTGCCGCTGACAATGTAATATGTGTAGGCGCAACCGGATCCGGTGTAACTAGCGGCGGTGACCGAAAAGCCAGTTTTAGTAATGCTGGTCCTAGGGTCGATATCTGGGCTCCTGGTACTTATATTGACAGTAGCTGGATAGGGTCAACGCCACCTACTGGATTAGCAACTCCAGTCTTAGATAGTAGAAACAGTTCATATTATACTGCCAAAGACTCTGGCACTAGTATGGCCAGTCCGCAAGTAGCAGGAATTCTAGCATGCCTGTTAGAAAGATTTCCAAATCTTACTCAAACAATTTCTCGACAGTGGATAACGTCTACACTGGCAGCAACTGGTCAAATTCCTGCAACCACAGGCGGTCCTACAGATTATTTTGATCTACAGGGAGCTCCAAACTACCACCTAAAATGGGTTGACATAACAGCGACCTATGCACTAACTCCTATTCCGTCAAGCGTCGATGAAGGAAGTAGTTTAATATTTTACATAAGTGGATCTAACATTGTTGATGGAACTTACTATTGGACCGTTACTAACAGCGGAGATTTTGTAACGAGTTCTGGATCATTTACAATTACTGATAATTCTGGATCATTTACAGTAACACCCACAGCGGATTCTATTACAGAAGGTGCGGAAACATTTACAGCATCTATTCGTTTAGGAAGTACCAGCGGTAGAATACTACAAACAAGTGATCCAGTTACTATTAATGACACAAGTACACTACGTCCTACTAGCGGATTTGTTTTTCCGACTGTTAAATACGGCTCTAGACCCGCATCCGGACAAGTTTGGCCCAGACCCCGTATCTATATAGCATAAATTAAATCAAAATTGCAATAACGATATGGATATAAATACACTATAAACCTATATACACTATGACAAGTACACCTAATAATCAGCCCATGCCCGTACAAACTAAACCCAACGAAACAGGGTCAATCAGCGTACAGGGACACATAAAAATCTTTGATCCGCAGACCAAAGAAGTTTTTATAGATAAGCGCAATGCTATCCACTATGAAAATTTCAGTTATGCTCTAGCACAAAGTATTAGTAATAACGGTGGTTTTATTGCCGAAATGTGCTTTGGCAACGGCGGAAGCCTAGTAGATCCTACAGGCATTATTACCTATCTAACTCCTAACACCACTGGCATAGTGTCAACATTATATAATCAGACCTATATTAAGTCTGTTGATGCCAACAGCGTACTTAATAAAGATCCTGCTAGAAATTTCATGGAAGTTCGTCACGTAAACGGTACATATTATACTGACATTCTAGTTACTTGTTTGTTAGATTACGGCGAGCCTAGCGATCAATCAGCGTTTGACAACAGCACAAGCCAGGCCAGTTCTTATGTTTTTGATGAATTAGGATTACGAGCGACCGGCACAGACGGTGCCGGCACTGGAAAATTATTAACTCATGTAATTTTCCACCCTGTACAAAAATCATTAAACAGATTAATACAAATTGACTATACTGTTAGGATCCAAAGTTTAACTAACGGAATGTAATTATGCCATATAATATTAATAAATCAGATCCGAACAAACAAGCAATCACAATTCCTGATATGCCACCTGGTGTTAATAACAATGACACCAGTTTACAGTTGGTCGGAAAAAATTATCCATTATATGGTAAGGCTCTTAATGAAAACTTTCTACAACTTTTAGAAAATTTTGCTAGCCCTTACGAACCAGCCAATCCTACACAAGGCCAATTATGGTATGATTCTAGTTCAGAAGAATCACCATTGGCGAAACTATATGTATTTGACGGCGGCGCATGGTGTCCTACAAACGGTGTTTGGCAATTGCCTAGCCCAAATCAACCTAAGAATCCTAAACCAGGAGATATATGGGTAGATACTAATTCAAGTCAACTGTTTCTAACATCAGACGGTATTAATTGGACCTTGGTAGGTCCTACATTCAGCGGAACAAATCTCAGCGGAGCATATCCTACACAAATTACAGACAGGAATGGCGGTCAGCAAGACGTTATTTTAATGTATCTAAGTGGTAGTGTAATAGAAATTATTTCAAAGACCGCGTTTACCCCATTACAGGTAATTGAAGGGTTTTCAAATATAGTACCTGGCGTTAATATTAGTACAAAAACATACGATTCTTATACACCAAAATTTAATGGCATAGCTAATGCCGCTTCAACTTTGAGACAAACCAGCCCGTCTATTGAAGATGTATCTGCTAATAATTTTATTAGAAACGACATTGATCAAAAAATGAACGGAACTTTGGTTATTAACAAAGATTCTGGATTATTGATTGGAGCAAATAACCCAACATTTGCTCTCCAGAAAAGTAATAACAATAATATTTTTTCAAATTTGAGTGATAGCGGAAAATTTATCTTTCAGATTACAAAAGATCAGATAGCTAACACACTGCTAACACTCGATGGCGGCACCGACCCATTAAGTATTTCAATCGGCACCACAGCTAAACCTACAGCACTGACAGTTTATGGAAATGCCGTTGTTGATCGAAAACTAACAGTAAATTCTACAGCCAGCAATGCACTAACAGTTGTCGGCGGCGTTGTTGCTAATACACTACTTGTTAATGGGCCAGCAACTATTACGTCTACTGCACAGTTTGCTGGAACACTCACAATAGGTATTAGTACTACAACTGGCCGGGCAGATATTATTCCTTCAAGAAACGCATTGTTTGATCTAGGCTCAATAGGCAAACAGTTTAGAAGTGTGTATGCAGGAACAATCGGAACAACAGGTACTACAGTATACGGAACGCTTCAGGGCTCTGCTACAAAATTAGCACACGTTACAAATTTTTTGTTGGGTGGTCAATTATCGTCAAACGCTATTACATTTGATGGACAGACTGCTGTTGGAACTGAAACAGCATATGTTAAAGTATTAAGTGCTAATCTTACTGCTAATGCTATTGTTGATCAAACAATTGCTACCAGTGCTCAAAGTACAGATGCATTGTTACTGGCTACTGGTGTAGGAACGACTTCCACACAATTAGTTAGAATTTCTAAGAAAAATTTATTATCTGATCTATACGGACCTGATGCTACTTTATATTCTAATTCTTTTGTAGATATTGTTCCACCAGGCACTATGATTTTATGGCCAGGCGTTGACTCTACTATTCCAAATGGATGGCTAAAATGCAATGGCACACTTTATCCTCAAGCGGGACAATATTTTAGATTGTTCCAACTCATTGGAGCTACATATGGCGGCAACACAACACAATTCAATGTTCCGACAGCACCAGGACCATTTACAGGTACCAATTACATTATAAAATATTAAAACTATGTCATACACCATATACAATACCGACGGAACTATTTTACTAACACTAGGTGATGGTAAGATTGATCAGTTGACCACTAGCTTGACCTTAATTGGTAAGAACGTAAATTCTTATGGTGAATATTTTAATAATAATTTGATTAAACTGTTGGAAAACTTCGCCAGCGAACAAGAGCCAGTTAGCCCTGTTACTGGACAGTTATGGTATGATACTAGTACAGGTCGATTAAGAATCTACGATCTGTCAAATCAATTTAGACCTATAACAAATACACTAGTAGCAGATACACAACCTACTGGCCTAGCCAGTCAAGATTTCTGGTTTGACAGCACAAATGATCAGATGTTCTTTACCACTGACGGTCAAACACTATTTTTAGTAGGCCCTCAAAACTCTTCCGAATATGGTAAAACTGGATGGATCGTAGACACCCCAACAGATTCTACAGATGCTGTCCGAGTTATTACATCGTTATATAATAACGACCAGGTAGTTGGAGTTTTATCTTCAAACAATTTTGTCTTGTCAGCAAGTTCATCTACACAAATTGGATTTACATCTGTTGCTAAAGGATTTAATTTAAATCCTAATATTGCTGATTTTAAATTTGTAGGAACTGCTACCAGTGCAGATACAATATCTGGTGTAGACATTAATCATCTTTTAAGAAACGATATTAATCAAACTACTACAGGTAGTTTTGTTGTAGAAAATAATTTAGGATTAGTTGTTTCTAATAGCGTTTTTGACAGTCTATCGTTATATGCAGACGCTGGAACACACGCCGGTACATTGGCCTATAACTCAACTAATGCTGATTTTAGAATTCAAATTACAAAATCAGATACAGGCCTAACAAACGTTATCTATGTTGATGCAATGGCAAAAAGTGTAGGTATATGGAACGATAGTCCAACATACGCATTTGATGTAGTCGGAGACACCCGTATCGCTGGAGATTTACTGGTTACAGGAACTACGACTAATCTCAATACTGTAAATTTACAAGTCAATGACACCAACATAGAATTAGGGTACGGTCATAATACCGATGCTGAAGCTAATGGCGGAGGCATTACCCTACACGGTTCAAGCAATCATACTATTAGATGGTTAAATGATAATACTGGTTGGAATGTTAACGATCACGTTAACCTATCCGCAGGTAGCGAAATTAAAATTGGCGGCTTTCAAGCATTAACTATTAATCAGTTAGGCCCTTATGTAAATGATGCACCTGGATTAAATCGATTAGGAACATTAGATTATCTAACTGTTACTAATGTGACTATTAATGGAAATTCAATCGCAACTACTGACAGTTACAATTTAGAATTATCGGCTAGCGGTACAGGAACAATTAGTGCCAGCAATTTACAAATTACTAATCTTGCAACTCCTTCACAAGATAATGACGCCGCAAATAAATCTTATGTTGACTCTGCAGTTTTTGCTGGCGCAAATGCCAAAGCATTTGCATTAACATTAGATGTCACTAACCATCCAGGTTCATTAAATGATTATGTTAAAGGGTATTTAGAATTAATGTTCCCTATTACAAACTCTCCTGAGTATTCTTATCTAGATATACCAGATGGTGCAAGAGCAAAAGTACTTTGCGGAACAACTTCAATTCCAAAACCTGCAACTACATCAACAGTTAGAACAAGTGCTGTGTACGCTTTGACAAGTGCTACACTTGTTACTGTAGGAACTTCGACTTCTTTATTGACAACAACAGCAACAGTGGCTTCTGGTTTAACTGGTGCGGCTTCTGTTACAGTACCTGCTCAGACTCTAACACCAACAACTTCATACATAGTACAAACATGGTTAGTTCAGATAGGCACCTGGACTAACATCACGGTTTAATCAAGGAATAGAGAATGCCATATACGCTTAAAAAATATGACGGTACAACACTATTAACGTTAGCAGACGGCCTAACAGACAATAGCTATTCCAGTCTTACATTTGTTGGAAAAAACGTCAGTAATTTTGGCACTATTCAAAATGAAAATATTTTATATCTATTAGAAAATTTTGCCAGTAACGTTGAACCAGCAAATAAACTAAGAGGTCAATTGTGGTACGATACACAAAATTATCTCTTAAAATTCTATAATGGCGGTGATTGGCAAGGAGTTGGAACAGTAAATGTCTCAGCAACTACACCAGCAGATAGCCACCACGGGTATCTTTGGTTTGACACCACGAAGAATCAACTGTTTGTCGATGCTGGTGTTTCGAGTACAGAATTTCAATTAATTGGTCCAGAAAAAGTTTTTGGATTTAGTGAAACTAAATTCCTGTCAGAAACAGTTAAAGACATTCACGGAACAGATCACGCAGTAATTAAACTTCTAGTAAACGGCGAAACTCTTGGTGTTATTTCTACTGATGAATTTTTTGTAGATTCGTCAAATACTATAGCTGGAATAACAAAAGTCTATCGAGGTATAACAGCTAAAAATTACGAAACAAATGATTTTCCGTTTGTTGGAAGAAGTTGGCTCAGTAACCTAGCTACCACTGCAACTACGCTATTAGATTCGACCAGTGCAGTCGGAATATCGGCAGCAATAACAGCTACTCCTACGACAGTAGTACAAAGAGACACATCTGGAAATATACGGGCAAATTCTTTTATAGGTGTTGCTACTACTTCGTCTAATCTTGCTGGCGGATCACTTGGATCAATTCCTTATCAGACTACGTCTGGCTCTACTACATTCCTTCCTTTAGGCACATCGGGTTTTGTGTTAACTGCCAGTCCTGCCGGTCCACAATGGAGATCTGGAAGTTCAACCACAGTAGGAGCCGCAATCAACTCCAACTATCTACAAAATTCTAACGGTACAGACTACATTCATGCATCAACGTCTTCTGTTGCAGGGACTATAGTTGAAAGAGACAGTGCTGGAATTATGCGAGGTGTCGCTACTTCAGCACAGTACGCTGACCTTGCAGAAAAATACCTTGCTGATCAAGAATACGAAATTGGCACAGTAGTAGTAATAGGTGGAGAAAAAGAAATTACTGCTAGTTCATGGGGCCAACGTGCAATTGGCGTAATATCTGGAAATCCAGCATACATGATGAATTCAGAATTAGAAAACGGAACATATGTAGCACTGAAAGGACGAGTTCCTGTTAAAGTTATCGGCCGTATTAAAAAGGGTGAAGACCTAATTGCAGCCAATAATGGTTGTGCAATGATGGCGGTTCCTCATGCTAGTAGAGTATTTGCGGTTGCGCTAGAAACAAATGATGACGAAGGCGTTAAACTTGTAGAAGCACTTATACTATAAATATAGAGGTCCAGGAATAGAACAATGCCTTATATCTTAAAAAAATCAAACGGTCAATCACTTACAACTGTAGCAGACGGGTCAATCGATACTACTACACCGTTGACCTTTGTAGGTAAAAATTATGCAGGATACGGACAGATAATTGACCAAAATCTTGTTTATCTTTTAGAAAATTTTGCCAACGCTTCTCAACCATTAAAGGCAGTAGTAGGACAACTTTGGTTTGACTCTAGCAGTAAAAATTTAAAAGTATATGACGGTACAAAATTTAAGGCATTGACTCAATTCAATTCTACAGGATCTGCTCCTACTGACAATGTAAAAGGCGATTTGTGGTTTAATGAAAGTGAACAAAAACTTTATCTATATAACGGCAGTAGATTTGTTTTTATAGGCCCACAAGATTCTCAAATAGCAGGTGTACAGGTAACATCAACTACAGTATTAGACGATAACAATAATCAACGATATGTAATGAAATTTACAATCACTGATCCTAATACCAACCAACAAACTATCGCTGGCGTTATTTCAAAAGATTCTTTTACTCCAAATCCTGTTGATGATCTAATTGCTGAAGGCTTTAATACTATTAAAGCAGGTATTACACTGCCGGGATCAAATTCTGTAAACGGAAATACAGAATCTAGTCAGTTTTATTTCTGGGGAACTACTCCTAGCGCACTTGGATTTTACGATCAAATTTCGTCAACATACCACACTGCTAACGAGTATCTATTAGCCGCTGATTACTATTCTAATTTAAATAGCGGATTTAGTATTAATAATGATGCTGGACTAGTTGTAGGGTATTCCGGTGTATTAAAAATCCATGCTGAATCTGCCGGATCATATGCAGAAGGTAAAATTAGTGCAATTAACGGATCTAAAATAAGTCTTAATGCAGTTAACACATTAACTAGCGTGTTAACTAATATGGTAACATTTGATCAAAATAATATTGTTCCAAACACCACTTGGGGAATTAATTTAGGCACTACTGTTAATTATTTCAGTAGAGCATATGTAAATACCGCAACAATAAACAATGTATATTCTACAAACTTTATCGGAACACTAACTGGCCGCCTAATTGGTAATGTTACAGGTAATGTCACCGGTGATGTTACAGGAAATACATACGGATCTCATGTTGGTGGAGTTGTTACCACTATAATTTCAGCGCAAGGCGGCAGTGCCCAAATTGACGGTAATTGGTCGTTAACTCCGGGATCAACATTAAAAGCCACTTATGCTGATTTGGCAGAACGATACCATGCAGATGCAGTGTATGATTTTGGCACCGTGCTAGTAGTCGGCGGCGACTGCGAAGTCACAGTATCTACTAAACGTGCAGATATTTCAGTAGCAGGAGTTGTTTCACAGAATCCTGCTTATATGATGAACAGTGAAGCTGGAACAGACGAAACTCATCCTTACATAGCACTAAAAGGTCGTGTGCCATGCAGAGTAACCGGCATTATCTATAAAGGAAATTTATTGGTAAGTAGCTCTATGGCAGGACATGCAGAGTTATACCAAGACGGGGATAATCCGCAATCTATAATAGGAGTGGCCCTTGAAAACTTCTCAGGCCACTCGGGTATTGTAGAAATTAAAGTTTAAACAGCCATTGGAGCTTTAATAGCTTCGTGGCTCTGATAACCATCAAGCATAACATCTTCCATTGTAAATTTGGTAATATCTGTTATGCTATCTGTTAAGAACAATGTAGGTAACGGTAATGGTTTACGTGTTAATTGTTCTTTAACCTGCTCAATATGATTTTCGTATATATGGGCATCGCCTAGTACGAT